TGCTGGGGTGTGTTTTGTCAATAAAAACAAGGGTTTACAGTGTTTTTTTAATGAAAAAGATTATATGAGATTCTATTTACCCATTAACTTTTTGATTATCTCGATTATGTGGCTGCCACTTTTTGATTATATCGATAATATTATGTCGATTATCTCGGTGCTTTTAAATTTCAAAAAGACCCCCCCTCAAAAAGTTTTGGGTTCTCTTTTTTAATCAGGTCTAATTATGGAAATCTTAGCAGGTAAAGGGTCGAGTCAATCAATGCTTGAATTTCATCGGCAATGTTCTGTATTTCAGAATCTTGTGGCAAAACCTTGCGTTTCTCTTCAAAGTATTCTGACAGATCACTTAACTCACGTTTACCTGTCTTCTCAGGTGGGTAATAGTCCACAGGGAATTCAATTGTTGAATCGTAACGGCCTTGAATGGCCTCAACAAGCTCGTCTACTTTGCCTGGCAGCTCTTCATAGAATTTGCCAAGGGCTTGATGTTCTGCATAAGACTTTGATTGCCAGTGCAAAATGTGGGTGTTTGTCGCTGAGTGCAACAAGGTCAAAACCAGATCACCAATTTCATTGTCCATGTGGGACTCCCAAGTGGGTTAAAACACGCCTTGCTGCTTCTCTGCGCCAAGGTCGCAGGGTTATATTATCTGCCAAATCCATCCATGCGTGAAGCTGTCTTTTGTAAGCCTCTTGGAATGCTAGATTTTTGGTGTCATAGTCAACGGAGGATGAATCTAACCATGTGTGGCAATGGTAGCAGCCCCACACTGAATGATGGTCATCGGCCTTGATTGAGCGGCCTTTGCCATGAATTAATAGGTTTGAATGACACGCTACAGTTGTAGACCCATCCCCCCCCAAACAATTTTTGGCCACCTGTAAAAGACAAGGCTCACCTTCTGCAAGTTCTAGCAGCTTTTTGTCCCTGAAATATTCATGCTTTTGGTAACTCATTAAAGCTTCATTTCCACACGTTTTGTGTACTCTTCAGTTTTCCACACTTCCACCCGTAGCTTGGCAGCTTCAAGCTTCCATCTGAGTTCTTCTTCTTGAGAAATGGCCTCTTTGATCTCAAACAGTAGGGCTACATAGTCTGCATGGGCATAGGCATACATTTCTTTTGCCCCCAATGTGCCTTCCTCGTTGGACATGAGAATGGCCTTTTTTGATTTGCGATACTCTTCTAATTGCACCCTAGTAGCCTTTGCTGCGGCATATTTAGGTGCGTTTGTCAGAATGAAATTGATTGCTAAGTGTGCGGGATTTTCCATTACATTGCCTCGTTGATTAACTTTTCTATGCCTTTGTCGATGCTGCCATCGCCCATTTCAGTTAAAACTTTCTTTTGTACGGAGTTAAGTTCTATTTTGACAATGGTGTTGTAGGGCAGGTATCTGGGTCTGCCAGCGCCTTTACGTTTGCCACCCCAATCCAATACAGGTCTGCCCAATTTCTTGGACAGTTCTTCTTTGCGTCTACGCTCCATAATTTCCCACGCCTCGGCCAAAGCTTCAGGTGGGATATTGCTTATCAAGCTCATGGCTCGTAGTTCTGCATAGCAATAATTTTGTTTTCGTTGATGGCTTTACAACCTTCAACTTCTAACTCTGCAAATTGCTCTGTAGTGATAAACCCAATAACCTCTACACCTTCAAATTTAACTGAGTCAATATTCTCGTTATAAGTTCCATCGATGTCTTCCTCATAAGACATGATGACCTGAACGATCTCACTGCCTGGGCCTGTTGTGGCTTGAAAATTGATTGTGTTTGACATTACTTTCTCCTTAAAAATGTGTTGATGTGGTTACTGTATCTTGAAATCTTGATTATTTATATAGGTGTTTACCCTTAGTCTAAATCTTCTCTGACCATGACCTCAACCATGCCAACAGTGCCATAAACCTTAGTAGCGTGTAGCGATACCACCAAGCTATCGTCCACAAACACAATGCCATTCATGCCATCAAATATTGCTTTGCAATAATTATCAATGTCACTTTTCTTGGTTGGACGTTCCTGACCCGATAAACAAGCCTGTGTGCGTTTTTTACTGTATGAAGCTGGAACAGGCAGGGTTATGTAGATATAAGCTCCTACAGGCGTTTCTAGGGGCTCTGAAGCACCCATGGCCAGCTTTGCCGACTCAGAAACCTTAGACTCGTAATCAACTGTAGCTTTTGGGCTGTAAGTTGACACAAATTTGCCTCGTCTGGCAAACCTTGGTCTGCCTTTTGGTACTGGTGTGCCTTCCACCATAAATGTGACCATAAAAGTCATGTCAGTGTCCCATCTTTAATTCTGTTCATGTAATCTCGGATTCTGTCTCTTGCACCGCCGCCATAAATGCGCTCTGCCCGTTCAAGTCTGGCACGAATTAGGTCCCTATTCTTACCCCACTCCCAATTGCGATAAAGTTCTCTAGCTTCTGCTTGCTCTAGGATAACCCTGTCGCTTGGACCTTGAATATTACGTCTGCTGTAAGTCACCAGTAAGCTCCAAAGCCATGCGGATTATTTTGTCAGGGTAAGGCACACCATCTTTGACCTTATCCAAAATTCTCATTGCTTCTGCGTGTGTCAAGCTTTTTTCCTTATTTCTTGCATTGCTTGTCTTATGTGGTCGGGCATAGGTGCAGCCTTTAATGCATCAGTTTTAATCTTTTCCAATGCAGGGTCTGGCTCATTTTTTGATGGGACTGTAAGTCTCACAATGTCAGCAGGGTTTTGCTTTGGTGCATTAGTGCTTCTAACCCAATTGCGCCAAGTAGCGAACCAATCCAACTTCACACCCTTTTGACCTGCTTGGGCTATCCAATAATCCTTGAACTGGTCAAAGGTTTTAACAGGACTTAGCTCTGGTCTTGTCTCTTGACAGAACTGCTCCCATTCTTTTGGAAAACTAAAATCAGAAGCGAGGCGTTTGCCGAGTGTCTTCTTCTCTTGGTTATTGGTTATTGGTTTATGGTTATTGGTTGCTATTGGGGTAGCATTAGGGGGGCTAATAGCCTCCCCATTGGGGGGTGTTCCCCACCTCTTAGCCGCCCCACGTTTACCTGCTTCAGCAAACTCTTTATATTGCTTGATTTCCTTGTCTGCACGAGGAGAAACAAAGCCATCTTCCGTTGAAATGAAGAACTCATTAAGGACAGTCATGACATCTTCTTCATGCTCACGCATACCGATCTGACGAGCAATATCTCGGTGTTTTATGGGTTGTTCATGCAAAAAGTAAAAATCTAGCAAACGTCTGTAAGCTAAATCTTCCATCAAAGAAAGATGATGGGTGTGACTTTTGTAGTCACCTATGTGAAATTGATAGTAGTGCATAAAATCCGCTTTTTAAACACCCTTTAAAGAAACTGCGGCAGGAGAAGGGATAACTCTTTTCAATGGGGAGATCAAGCCCCATCTAGCCGTGTTTCAAAACAATATAACCTATTTTTGACTACGCTTCAAGTTTCTTGTTTGGCTTGTTGAATGCCCAATATGAAAGAATCCGCAATGAGGGCATTTGTAGATCTGGAAAGAATGATCTCTTTTCCTATTAATTGTAGATTCAGCTATCGTAAAAGTCGGAAAAGGATGCTTTCCTGCACACTGTACGGCAGCATCAAACTTGTCGGTTGTTTTCACTAGAAACCGCCTTTGAGTAAGTGGTAAAACTTGGATTCGACTTGTAAAAATTTCGTGCTTGAGCGTTCATTATTCTGTATTCAGCAGGGCTAAATATACCCTTTGCGTTCCTGATATCAAAAGGATTCAATTTGTCTACAGGCTCACTTTGTTTTTTCTCAGTAATCGGGTTGGTTAAAGTGTATTCTGCCACCCAATAACGACCAGGCTTGACCTGTCTTGTTGTCAGCTCACCTTTGTAACGTAATTTCTTGGCGGTTGACAGAACTGTTTCCTTGGTCATCCCCGTTAAATTGGCCACCTCAACTGAGGTTAAAGGACCATTTTGCAGGGCATTGATTACTAAGGCTTGGCTCATTTATACATTCCTGAAATGTTGATGGGTTTGTTTGTGTGAAGCTCTAAGGCTCTGGCCATTAAACCAACAATGGCGGCATCTCTGTCGTCAGGGTGGTTGTTGTAAGTTATAACCAAGTTATAAGCGTATGCCAATAGAGCTTGGGCGCAATCGTGTTCGGTTTGTTCGATGTTCATGCAAAAATCATAGTGTTGTTTTTTTGTCTGTCTATTAGGGTTTATCCTAATACAAATAATTTAAAAAGCATGGCATATTAGAGGCTCTTAAGGAGAAAGTAATGGCAACACTAAACGGCAGAAAGGTTATTGACATTGAAGTAGATGGTGTCGATATTAGGGATTATCCCGATTTCAGCGATGCGTATTTTTGTTACGCTTGCTATGAGGATGGCACACCACTGACTGATGACGAGCTTGACAAGCTTACAGAAGACAATGGCGACCTCGTGTACGAAAAAGCGTACGATTCACTTCACTAAGGAGAAAGTAAAATGAGTTATGCAACAGAAATTGAAATCACTAAAGTTTTAAATGTAGAAGTTACCTCTGTAGAGGATAGAACTTCAGGCATTTGCCGAGAAATTCTTATTGAATCAGAAAATGGTAATTTAAGAATTAAACTTTATGCAAATAATGATAAAGCAGAAATCCAAGTTTTAATTTAAGGAGAAAGTAATGAACATCACAAAACTCAAATATGTCCGTCAATTGTTTGTAACGTATGACGCACCCCCCCAAACAATTCGCAGCTACCAACGTCAATGGATTCGCTCTGTTCGATATCTTGGCGACAACTGGTTGTTGGCTAAGAAAGTAGAAAAATTTGAAACTCCAAAATCTAATTGATAGGCAGGGTGATATTGTGAACAACTACATCATCGAATACAAAGAAGAGTACGCCAACACAAAGTACTGCCCATATTGCGTTCAACCTAAAGGACAGAAGCTTGTCTGTTGCGGTGAGATGGATTGGGTAGATTTCAAAGACCTTGATGACAACACTCAACTAGAGATCATCAAGGAAGAATATGACAATGCATTCAAAAACCACAAGGTATAACATGACAGTAAAAGATTTACTTGCGCTCAACGTAAACGACCATACAGAGAAGAAAGGTAACCTTACCTATCTCTCATGGGCGTGGGCATGGGCAGAAGCTCTTAAAGCCGATCCTAATGCGCATTTTCAGGTGCAGATGTTTGGTGACAAGTGCTATACCGATATTAACGGCACATACATGGTCTGGGTAACAGTCACATTGTTTGGCAAACCCATGACCTGCCAACTGCCTGTGATGGATCACCGCAACAAGGCCATCATTGCGCCCGATGCATTTGCAGTGAATACATCCATCATGCGTTGCATGACAAAGGCTTTAAGCCTCCATGGACTAGGACTATACATCTATGCGGGTGAAGACCTGCCAGAGCTTGATACAGGGCTTGTGGATGCGGTGGTGGCTGCCATCAAAGAGAAATACGAATCAGGTGATGAGCCTGGTATGTATGGCGAATGGGAATCCATTATGGATAACGAAGTTCGCATCAGGGTTTGGGATACTCTCAAGCCAGACAGTAAGGTAAGGTCGGCTATCAAAGCCTATAAAGAGAAAATGAAGGAAAGTACATGAAACGATTAGATGCTATTGCCACAGTGGGTGAGTACAAAGACCCCAAAACTGGCGACATGAAAAAACGCTACTCAAAGTGCGGCTCTGTGTTTATCAATGACGATGGCAACATTTCATTCAAGATGGACACAATGCCCGTGGGTGCATGGGATGGATGGATTAATGCCCGTGAACCATTTGATGGCGAGAAACCTGCTCGTCAAAGCAGTACCCCCACCCGAAAAACTAAGGGTAGTGGTTTTGACGACATGGACAATGATGTACCATTTTGATGTAAAGTAACCCTTGGGGGGAAAGCTGTGCAAAGGATCTTCCTAGCTTGCAGACGAGCAGTGATCCCCCCACCTTTAGGAGAAAGTAATGTTTAATTTATTTAAGTTGTTCCGCAAAGATGCAAAAGACACCTCAGTTGAGGCCGCTCAAAGCATCATGCTCGCCCTGCCAAATATTGAGGCAGCAGTCTATGAATATGCTGCCCTGCGAGGCACAAGAGGATTCACAGACGATGAAATGAATGATCATTTCGAAACCCATAAATCCACCTACAGAGCTAGACGTTCTACTTTGGTAGACAAAGGGTTAATCGAGGACTCAGGAACCCGTATAAAGGGCCCCAATGGCCGTAACATGACTGTATGGAGGATAGTATGAGATTTCTAATTGATTTATTTTCTGGCGATTCTTATAGTAAAACAGACAATATGTTGATCAGACAAGATGGCAATGTATTTAATAAAATAGGCGATAATTACATTGATAATAATGGGGCATTACTAAGTAAATTTGGTAATAATTATCTTAATACTGAAACTGGAGATGTATCTAGCTTTGGTGATGACTTTTTAGAGGATGAATTATGAGCTATGCACAAGTGGAAATGAAAATAATTCAATGGGCAGAAGCTCGTAAGATTATCCCCAATAGCAATCCAGAATCTCAGCTTCTTAAAGCAGTATCTGAAATGGGAGAACTAGCAGATGCAACCATTAAAAAGGACCAAGAGGCTGTTATTGATGCTGTTGGTGATGTCATGGTCTGTCTTATTAATTATTGTGCCTTGCAGGACATTAATTTGGTAGACTGTATGGAAGTTGCATACGATCAAATTAAGAATCGGAAGGGCACTCTATTGCCCAACGGAGTTTTCCAGAAGACACTTGACTGACATAAAGTTAACCTAGTATTTCATTGCAACGATTGGTTGCGTTAACGGGGAAAAATTATGTACGAACTGACAATTGAATTAGATTGGGCTTCCGATGAAACCCTTACCATCCACTCACACGATTTCGAGAAACTACAGATCATTTCTGAGTTTATTACGTTCCAACAAGAGCATGGCTGGGCGGTTAACTATGAAGCAGTTGACAACTCTGCGGATGATACTGAAGAAGAAGAAGTTGTAGAAGAAGAATAAGTGTTGGCTACTTTGCCAACAGGTAAAGGCCTACGTTGCTAAACGCATAACCCGCATAGACAATGGCCATGTGCGGGTTATCTTTCCATAGCTGCTCTCCCGCTATGTAAGCGTATATCCCCCCCGTCAAAATTATTAGCCAGGCACTCATAGCTTACTTACATCAATTATTTCGCCTCTGAAATCGATCAAACCCTCATCAAACTTACACGCCAACTGAGGCCATAACATCTTGCCATTGTGAAAGTTAAGTACCGCAAAACCTGATCTGTGATTGCTTGGGTTTAGTTCAGCATAAGTAAATTGTGGACCATCAGTTTCAGCCAATGTTCCTGTATCACAGCCAAACCTCACGCCATTAAAATCACTGAACGGAGTGACTTTCAAAGAGTGCAGGTGTCCAGTAACTATTGAAACACCAGCGTTGAGAGTATTGTTGTGGGTGGCATGAATTCCCCCCTTATATCGGTGCTTGATAATTACATCCTCAGTAGGCCATACTGTCCAACAGAAGTCCCAATTTGGGATATGGTCTGTTAACTTAAAACCTTGAACTTCCTTAAACTGTGGTGCGTGTTGAGCTAATCTATTGCCAAACCGAATATCGTGATTACCCCATGTAAAGCATAACTTTACATTGTGTCTAGCAGCTTTGGCAGCTTCTTCTATCTCACCCAATGCGCCCTGACAAGCTTTTAACTCTTGGATAACAGAAGTCTGTGGCTGGTCAGTTACATCATGTCTTGATATAGATGCACCATCAAACGCATCTCCGTTACATATCACCGCCTTTGGTTTTAGCTCTTGAATAGCCCATAGAAGCCCTTTAAACGCTGTTGTACGTTGGCCAGGTATAAAGTGGGCATCTGAGAACACAATCACAGTCCCATCTAATATGCCAAGGTCTATTTGCTTTAAAGGAGAAAATGACTTGGGTCTGCTTTTGTTATACAAATCACCCCGATGATCTTTTGAATTAAGGGTCATTTTGTAGGTTTTTTCAATCCACCTTCTACGCAAATGAACTGCTCTGGTGTTGATCCCAAGATGTTGACCTATTTTTGTAGCAGATTGCAGTTGCCCCCATAGTTGGATGAACTCGGTATCCGTACACGTTTCATTATGTGCGCCCATTGCAATCCTTAGACAATAACTTTTCTAATAAATTAATGACTCTATGCTCTTGCATTTCTATCTCATCTTGAGATGATTTAGGGTCTTGAGCTACAGTCATTAAATCGTGCAAAAACACATGAAGTAACTCATGCAAAGCAGTCTGATCCAAAGATTCTGGCGTGATTTTCTCAGAACCAAAGTCACCCAATCTGTAAGTTGCCAATCGAGCCGAGGTATTAAATTCAACAGAAGCCATTGCTGACTTTGCAGGTTTTATACCTTTCTCAATTCTCCAATCACCAAGACTAAGCACTTGCTGCCACTTTCTGACACTTTGTGCAAACAACTTAGCGTCTTCAATGGTTGGAATATTTTGCATGATTTTTACATGAAGTTACATTCAGATTTTCTACGCTTATCAAGGCCAGCAAGCACTTTCCCGCCAGCTTTATTCCACTTCTTTAACTCTTCTTTAGCACCTTCCCAATCTTGGGCATTTATTTTTCTTTTTAAAGTACTTGTCTGCAACCTGCCAATTCCGAGGTTATAGCAGAAATCAACTACAGCATTAAGTCTTTTGTTATCTGTTGCAAGAATCGGACAGTTTCTCAACGTGCCAGGTAAATAAGTATGTTGAAGCTCATACATTAGCAGTGCCGATGCCGCAGGTTCATCCATTGGAGGATCTTGCAGGGTCACTTTGCGCCCATCGGAGTAATAGGTGGACCCATATCCTATGGTGGCCACACCCGCAGGACAGAGATAGGGTTTACTTCTAAACCCTTCATACTGTTTACATAGTGAAGCGGCTATGTCTAAGTTCATAGCCCACGCTTAGACAAAGTTCTATCGAGAAACCAATAGTTAATTGTTCCTGCCAACAAAGCAGAAAAGTCTGGTGTCATCATTGTTTTAAAGACTTCAATAGCAGGTGCGCCCATAAGCCATGCATTCCATGCAAACCACACATGAATAAATGACCAAACAAATAAAACCCAATATGTGACCACAGGACGCACAGAAGCAGAAAGTGAGGCTACCCATCCACCTGCGGCTTTAACCATCTCTGCTTGCTGTGTAATGGCGTTGTTAAAGGCATCCATGACACCCACGTCAACTGCAGCTTCTCTTTGTGCGCCAATCTCTGCTAACTTCTGTTGGCCACGTTGGGCCTCCAAGTCGCATTGGAACTTGAACATATTAAGTTCATGTTCACGCTCATTCTTTTTATCAAGCCATTTCAAAACCTCTGGGGCCATACGGAAGATGCCACCAAAGATTGAACCTAATAAACCACCGCTAAGAATGTCTAACATTTGTGATCCTTTTTATCATCGTTTTGCATTAGTTTGATACCAGACAGGAATCCAATCATGCCGCCTATAAGAGTAGAAAAAGCGGGTGAAATCATCTTGAAAATTTCTGCGTTGTCCACTTCCTTTGCCCACAGACCCAACATAAAGCTGACCACCATGGCCAACACGGAGATACATAGGGTTGTGCTTACCATTAGAGTGACATATAGCGTCAGCTTGTCTCTTGTGTCTGGTGTCGTTTTGGGTATTGGTTTCTTGGTCATATAAGGGCATCAATTTTTCGTTTCAGATTGGTAATGTCAATATTTATCGTGATCTGTCGCATTCTGTATTCATAAATCTCATACTCATACTGATGAAACTTCTTGACTTGATTATCTATCTGAACTTGCACTGCCCGTTCAGCGTCTAGTCTTTCCACCCGCTTGGCAAACACATCTGTCTGCGTAGTTGCGGTAGGTTGAACTATTGGATACCATTTGTCGTAACTGATCTTCACTTTTTTTCTCGATCAAGCGCATTTTTGTAAACAATAATTACTTTATGTCTTAATTCTGCACTATCAGCAGCACCCGCCCATTCTGACAAATTATTCCAAATTACAACCATGTCGGTACTTTTGCATAAGTACTGATGATTTGTAAGCCAAGCGGACATTTGCTGATGACGCTCTGAAGGGTTATGAATTGTGTAAGCTATCCCATAAAACTCACGAACACTACACAGGTCTTTGCCTGTAGAGTGAAGTGATAGGATTAATACAATACTTATTAGCCATTTCACGGATACGCCCAAAGAATGACGTAAATACAGAAGATGACAAAACAAGCAACACAAGCTGCAGCAATAAAAGCTACAGCCCAATCTTTCATTTTTTATTTCTCGCAGAAATATTCTTAGCTTTTGCTTTAGCGTCAGCCTTAGAAGATGCACCCCAAGCTTTCAATGACAACAACAATCTGGTTGGTTTGCCATCTTTGTACTCAGGACCTGCCATGTTGCCCATACGAGCCAAGAAACTAGCTCTTCTGGGATTGTCACCAGACTTGACGGGAGCTTTAAGATTCATGCCTTCAGCTTTAGCACTAGCTCTGCCTTTAGCATTTAAGCCACCTTTAGGATTTTTACCTTCAGATCGTTGCCATGCAGGGGATTTCATTACTTACCCTTTTTAGCAGTCTTGGCAGACTTCACAAAATCAGATTTAGTAGGTGCGCCCTTAGTGCCAGGCTTTCGCATCTTTTCTTTTGAACCTTCTTTGATACGTTCTCTTTTGGCATGAATATTTGCGTATAAACCAGCTTTCATAAGACCCCCAATTATTTCTTAGTTAAAGTTTGCCAGACTGCGCCAGCCGCCATGATTAACCCACCCACCCAAAGAATAGGTTTAGCTGCAGAGGCCACCCATCCAAGCACCCTAAAAGCCCCATCAAGGGCATTTATAGCGTCTACAAGACCTCTTGTGTTGTTGTCTATGCTATCTACCTTAGTTTCAACTGCAAGCAGTCTTTCGTAGATTTGTTCGTGGGTGACTTTTTCATCCATGATTTACCTCATGTAAGCAGAAGGAGGAGCGATGCCACGGCCAGCACCAGCTTTCTCTTTTAATCTTTGTTTCTTAGCCCATTCAGTTTGGGCATAAGGGCTACCAAGCAATGCAGAACTTTCAATTGTTTGTTGCGACACGCCAGGTGCGCCAGCTTCTCTAGGAGACAAACCTTGCTTCAATTGTGAAATCATAGGCATATAGTCTGTTGCTACATCAGCACTACGAATTGCAGCTTCACCATATCTACCTTGTTCAGCAGCTTTAGCGGCATCAGCAATACTCATTAAAAGCGCAGCAGGACCACCCGCCTTAACAGCTTTGGCAACCAAATTAGTGCCTTGAATCAAACCACCTTTTTTTCCACCAATACTTGCAGGTGTTCCAAGTGGTCCAAAATTACCACCAGTTTGTGAAGCTCTTAAATCAGCAAGCTCTTTACCCAAAGCAGTTTCAGGAGAAATAGCTTTAATGGCAGGATTTACTTTAGTTTCATAGTTGGCGTAAGGACCAACCATTTGACCTTGATTTACTTCATCACGAATTCTCTTCATCATGTCAGAGCCGTAAGAATTAAATAAGTTATTGTCGCCAGAGCCAGCACCCAAAATACCAAAGCGACCTTCAGCGGCCAAAGCTTTAGCATTGTCAGGATACTGTTGAGCAAATGCTTCAGCACCTTGTCTAGCAGCAGGACTCATACCTTTTGGATATTCAATGTTGCCATTAGCATCACGATTAAATGTGGCCAATGTAGGCGCAACACCTGTAGCTTTATCAAGTTCTTTAGCAACAACAGTTTGAACCGCTTGAGCAGTATTACCAGTTGCTACACCCTCTTGAACGCTAGGTGTTATGTATGGATTAGGTCTAGGTGCAAATGGATCAGTAGGCGCAACAGGTGCATTGGCTTGTGGCATAGCAGGTGCGGTAGGCGCAACAGGTGCAACAGGCGCAGGTGCTTGTGTATATGGGCTTATTTGATAAGGATTGTTTACAGAAATCCCACCTTGATTCTTTAATGCGCCACCAATAATTGCGGCATCTTTAGGATTGGTAATTGGACCGCCCGTTAATCTTTCAGCATCAGCTAAAGGCACACCATAAGTTGTTTCAAACTGTTGAGCAAACGGGCTCATGTTCCTTTTTTCAACTGTATCCATAGGGATATCAATTGTTCTGTCTATTGGTTGTTGACCAATTTTGCGCTGATTAATCCCGCTAAGTCCTGATTTGGCTTTACCAAAAGCGTATCCTGCACCAGCAGTAAGAGCAGCAAGAGCAGCGGCCCCTGTTACATATCCAACAGGTGAATTAATAGCTTTTACAAAATCAAAAGGAGGCTCTTCTAAAGTTTTTTGTTTTTCTTGTTTTGCAGACTCTATAAGTTCTGTACCTTTTGCTTGTGCTTCTTTTTCAAAAGCGGCAGTTGTTTCTCTACCATCAGCAATAGGAACAATGTTTGGCACAGCAGCACCAGAGGGTGCTTTTTCTAATCTCACTTCTGCATCAATTTCATCTTTACCATAGCCAGCAGCTGTTGCTAAAGCTCGAAATTTTTCTTCATCAAATTTAGCCATCATTTACCTCCAGCTTGTCTTCTAAGTTCTGACAGAGAAGGTGGTTTGTTGCTTGCGGGTGGTGCTACAGGAGCCGTAGATTGACCTTGAGGTTTTGGTTTGGCACTAGTTTG